TGAGGTCATGTCAAAAGTAGCCATATCTTAATCCTCCCTTACGCTGCGTTGTATTTAGCAGTTGTGATTGCTTCTGGACGAAGAATCTTCCTGCCGTATAGGTGCATACCACGAACAATGTCAGCAAAGCTGTCAGGGTCACGATATGTTTCTGTCTTGTTGATCTGCTCCGCAGTTGCTACAGCAGAATCATGTCCAGCAACAATCACACCAAAGTTTGAGTTTTGGTTTGCTGTTCCTGATGTACCTGGACCAGTACCTACAGCAGGTAGGTTTGATGACACGTACAAACGGAAGCCGTGAAAGTTATTGATTACAAGACCATTACGAAGTCCACCAGACTCACCATAGTCTCCATTCATAAAGCGTGAATCCTCATCGGATAATAGCTCCATAAATACAGGGTCGATAACAAGCCATCTACCTTGCGTATCAACTTGTTGCTGATCAAGCAATCGTTTCATACGTGATACAATCATCGCAGGTGAAACTGTAGCTGTTGGTAAAGATGTAGCACCTGGCATACGTGCAGTTACTGGGATTGAATGATCCCCTGCAGATGTCGTTGTAATGTTACCAAATGAACTCTTAATCAACTTCATGCTTGAAAGCAATTCATCTGAACCTGCAGTAGTTACAGCTTTTGTACCATTTACTTGGTCATTAGCTGTATCTGCTGTTGCATGTAGAGCAGATTGCTTAAAACCTGACAAATAACCAAGAACTTCTTGGTCATACTGGTCAGCTAGTCTGTAAGCTGCACGATCTGTTGCAAGATCCATGAAGTTTACGTGTGAATGAGCTTCTTCAATATCGTCCATTTTGAACGCAAAGTAGTTAGCTTTGTCCACTACTAACTGAAAATCTTCATCGTCAAGATCTTGTGCTGTAACTGTTGTGCCACGAGCATAAGACTGAACTGAGATTTCAGGCTCTTTAATGATGCGAACTGTGTCGCCTTGTGCGGCAATTTCACCAAAATAATCTGAATTGGTGATATCCCCTACGGTAGCAGCCTTGCGAAATGCAAGTTGTACCTTTTTGGAATAGATTACGGGACTAAAATTACCATTAGGTAAATTACCGTAACCCGATGCGGTTTGAAAAGCCATAATTAAATCCTCCTGATATTTGGCTTGAATTAAGCTTAAACATCTAAAAGGGGCTGTACGTTTTCTAGGGTGCAGTTGATATTAGGTTGCGCTACCAAATACCACTGGGCCTATACTTGTCCAGGTAGTTCTTTGTAGTTTAGACTTTTTTGTAGATTTGGGTGTGACAAAAGGTAGTCAAAAGAGGCTTTTGTCAACATGCCCATAGTTATACTGTTGAATTTTAATTTGTCAACAGTTATCTGGCTTTACCAGATATATCGTAAACAAACTTACCCGAACGGATAGCTTTGTTTATATCATCAGAGTTTTCTTCAAATTCCTTATCGGACATTTTAGCAACCTCTGACTCACGAATTACATCGTTTGCATCTTCTACGTCTACTTGTGTTTTAGTACGTTTAGTTACAGTAGAAGCTGCATCTTTAGCTCTTGCTTTTTTTGCACTTTTTGTAAGACCTTTATCTACTTTATAAAGATCTATAACACGAACTACAGAAGCTGGATCATCTGAGTTTTCGTATAGTGCATCTTGTACCCACTTAGGTTGTTCATCAACCCAACTGTGAAACTCGTCTGATGCACGTAAGTCATCAAAGTCTTCGTGTGATTTACGTATGATACTTTCAGCCTTAGTTCTTTCAGCTTCTGTTTGAATCTTATCAAACTCCTGCATACGAGCTTCAGCTTTACTAAACATCTCTTGAGCTTTTTTAGCAGCAATAGTTTCTACTATACCTGCTACATCTGGATACTCTTTAGACCACTCTTCTATATCTTCGTCAGATTTAGGTGGTACAATAGATTCTTTTTCTAATCGTTTTTCAAAGGCTTTGAACTTCTCGTCCCACTCCTTTTCTTTTTCTTGCATGTGGCGTCTTAGATCACCATATCGTTTTTTAAACGATTTTTCTTCAGCAGATAGCGTTTCTTCTTTAACTTCTGTATCGGTCTCTTTCTTTTTGGAAGTTTCTTTTGGTTGCTGTTCTTCGTTGGTTGATTCTTCTCCACGTGCTTCAGCTTCAAGTTTACGAATCTCCTCTTCTTCAACTTCCATTTGCTTACGCTTCTTTTCGTAGTTGTAACCTCTATCAACAAATCCTGCTGTTTTTGGTGTTTCTACTTGTGCTAGTTCAGGCATATTGTTCTCCTTTTTATGTTGGGGTCAGCCGAAGCTGAGTAGCCTTATTATTTTTTTGCCTTTTTCTTTTTGCCTTTGGTCATCAGACCGCCTTTATTTACTCCAGGACCACCTGAACCTGTTGGATCTTGTGATCTTGCGTCTAAATTTTGTTGTTCTGTAGTAGAAGGTCTAATTACTGGTTTAGGTGTATCCTCTCCAGCTTTATAAACACTAACTGTTGATCCATCCTTATCTTTTATAGAATCAATTTTTGTACCACCTAAAAATGTTTTATCTCCAGCTTTAGATACTTTAGGTTTTACTTCTTTGTTAATATCTGGTATTTCTTCAATGTTGTCTACATTGTATACATTATTTGCTACATTATTAGCTAAATTATTTGCTGTTGGAAAAATATCATCAAGAAAGTTTACTAAACCACCTGATTTATTTTTATACTCATCAATTTCTTTTTGGAGTTGTTCTGCTAGTTCAGTATGACCTCTAGCATCAGCAATAATTTGTGCTGCTGTTATTGTTTGCAATTCTCTGTATGCTTGACCACCTTGAATTGCTGAAACAAATGCTGCCCCAGGTAAACCAGCAATTGCAAAACCAATACCCCTTATAAATTTACCAGTTTTAGGGCTTATGTTACCTTCTGAAGCATCATCTACAAACTTTCTGATAGCATCAGGATCATCCCAATTAACCTCTGCTCCCCAAGGTTTATCTTCTTTTTCTTCACCTGGTGGTGTAATTGTACCACTTGTACCACCTGATCCACCAGTTCCACCTCTTTGAGATCTGTAAAGATTATACTGAGCTAAAGTCATATTAAAACCAGCGTTTCTTGCTTCAGTTTCTTCTTTTGCACTTGTAACTCTTCTAAAGTCACCATCTACATTATATAAATCTTTAGTTTCAAAAGCAACAGCTTGATTTTGTTGTGTAGTTTGTTGAGCAGTAGCAGGAGTGGAACCTCCAAAGATAGAAAAACCTAATGGTTGTCCTACATAAGGTTCTTTGTTAGCAGCAGACAACATTTGTTGTTCAACTTGAGCTGATGTTTGACCACCTAACATATTAGACTCTATTTGATTAGAGGTCACATCTCCTGCAGTTTGATATCCACTAACTTTACCACCACCATACATACCCATTACTTCTTGTATAACTTTCATCTCTTGTGGCGATATTCCATCTTTATTTACTGGACCACCATCGGGCACAGGCTCTCCACCAATACGTCCATTAGCTTCCATCTCAGCTAAACCTATTTTAGCTCTATCTCGTAGATCTTCAAAAAATTTAACACCGTAATATCTAACAACATCAGCAGGTACGACATACTCACCTTCAGAAAGTTGTGCAGGAATATCATCTCTTACCTCTTCTGCAAGAGAGCCTGATGGTACTTCATTGCCTGACACTGGATCTTTATCCATACCATCGTCTTTTAATCCACCTTCACTCATGAAAGCCATTTGCATTTGCTCATTCATTATTGATCCACCTTTGTTATACTTGGGTTTTTTAAGCACACCGTGTTTACTTGGACTTAATAAATAATCTAAAAAACTGTCTTTTTCTTCTTCCTGTTTTATTGTATCATCTGGTAAATCAGGAAAAGTTTCTTCTGGAAAACCTTCTTTAATAGCCTTTTCGTCAAACATAGTGCTTGATCGCCATTTAGCATATTCCACTGCTTTTTCTTCACTAGAAAATACAGGTAACTTTTCACCTGTAATAAAGTCTTTACCTTGATTATCTTTTAATTTTTGTTTTACTTCATCATCACTAAGTCTATTACCATTTTCATCAATGGTGGGAGCAGTGATAAACTGAGTTCCAAAAGGTATTGTAGTAGTTACTTCAGAGTATTTAGCTCCTTTTTTACCAGTTATCTCACCAGTTTCATCAATCCAAACAGGTCTTCCACGTAATGTTTTTTCACCTGTTTTAGTTCTTGGTCTTGGTTCTGGTTTAAGTGCCATTGATATCTTCCCTAAGTCTTAACATTGCTCTAAGTGTACGTATTTCACCTTGAGCACGATAGAGTTCTTCTACCTCACTAATTTGTTCAAGACGTCTGTGTGTCTTTTCTATTCTACTAACTATTTCTTCCAGAAACGGATTATACAAATCTGGATTATTTACGAAAGGTTTTAAAGTATTGTTCACGACTAGTTTCA